CAAAACTATTTGGTGGTTATTTGAACTATAAATTTAATACTGTGACTAAAGAAATTACAATTATGCGTCGTCCACAAGCCGATAAAGAAACTATTTTGCTTTGGACTGAAAATTATAAACCAGATATTACTCTTCTTACTGATCAATACAGTTATCCATGGTTAAAAGAATGGACTCTAGCAAAATGTATGATGATTTTAGGAGAGGCTCGCAGTAAGTTTGGAACATTACCAGGTCCACAAGGCGGCACTACACTTAATGGAACAGACCTATTAACTCGTGGTCAAGCCAAATTAGATGCTCTTGAAGTTGAAATTACTAATAGTATGACAGGTGAAACTCCCATGTGGTTTGTGATTGGATAATTTGACAATATTACATAATTTTGTTATAAATTAAAGTATGAAGATAATTGGTATTTGTGGTTTAATTGGCGGCGGTAAAGGAACAGTTGCTGATATTTTGGTTGGTGAATTTGGCTTTCAAAAAGTAAGTTTTGCTGATCCTCTTAAAGATATGGTATCTAAAGTATTCAACTGGCCACGTCATTTGCTTGAAGGAGACACAAAAGAATCTCGTGATTGGCGTGAGCAACGTGATGAATGGTGGTCGGTACGACTTGGTATTGAAAATTTGACACCACGTTGGGTGCTACAATATTGGGGAACTGATGTTTGTCGCACCAACTTTCATGAAGATATTTGGATTGCAAGTTTAGAAAATAAACTTTCTAAGATTGTTTATAGCGGTTCTGCCCATCTTACTAACAATATTGTGATTCCAGATACACGTTTTCCAAATGAAATTAAAATGATTCGCAAACTTGGCGGTGAAGTATGGGGCGTTCGTCGTGGTGAAGACCCTGATTGGATGATAAACTTAATCAAATTTGGTGAGCAACCGCATGATATTCATCCCAGTGAATGGTCTTGGGTAACCGAAAATATTGATGTTTTAATTGAAAATAATGGTACAATAAGTGATTTGAAAACAAAAGTTTCGGAATTACTAGATAATATACGCACATAATGTTTTATTGAGGCTGCTTTTAATCTTATCCGCTAAATATTATTAACCTAAAAGGATAGGATAAAATGGCAAGTTTAGTATCTCCTGGCGTTTCAGTGACCGTTGTAGACCAGAGCAATTATGCTCCAACTGGACCTGGAACAGTTCCATTCATTCTTGTTGCTACTGCAAGCAATAAAACTAGCACCGCTGGTGGTATTGCTTCATACACAACAAGTTCAACAGTTAACACATTACAACTTGTAGCAAGCCAAAAAGACTTGCTTACAAATTATGGTTTACCTACTTTCCCAACTGATGCAAGCGGTAATCGTTTATTTGGCAGCGAATTGTCAGAATATGGTATTATGGCAGCGCACAGTGCACTAGGAATTACAAACCAAGCATATATTTTACGTGCAAATATAGATTTAGGACAATTAGGTGGCAGTAGTTCACGTCCATATAGTCCATCAGCAGGTGGTACACTATGGCAAGATACAGCAACAACTAGTTACGGTATTTTCCAATGGGATGCCGTAAACCAAGTATTTAATAAACAAAATCCTATAATCATTACAAGCAGCACACTACTAAACAATGGTATTCCATACATCAACGTTGGCACAGTTGGAAGTTATGCGATTAATGCTACTAATGTTAACAATCCAGTATACCAAAAAGGCTATGATAATAGTTGGAACCTAATTGGAAGTAATGCATGGCAGAGTAAAACTCCTACTGTAACAGGTAATGCTCAAGCTACTGCACTTACTCTTACAAATAGTTTAACTATTAATGGTAACACATTCACTATTGCAAATACACAAGTAGCAAATCTTGTAGCCACAATTAATAGCAGCGGTTTGCCAGGCATTAGTGCTGCTCTTGTTAATGGATATTTTAATATTTTTGCAAATGCTAGGGCAGCAAGCACTGGTTATAATAATCCACCTGACGGAAGACTTAATATCACTAATTCTAGCGGTACTCCATTAACAAATCTTGGTATTGCTGGCGGCGTTTATGCTGTGCCTGCTTTACAACAAAGCGCACACTATAATAATCCAGCATGGAAATCAAGTGATGCAACACCACGTCCAAGTGGTAGTATTTGGGTTAAAACAACTGCTGTAAATGGTGGTGCTAATTGGACCATTTATCGTTGGAACAGTTCAACTCTTAATTGGGATCAAGTAGTAGCACCTGTTCTACAACGCAGACGTTCAGCTATTCCATATTATGATAACACTTTAGGTGGTCTTGGTATTACTAATGGTTCACTATTTGTGCATTTTGATATTCTTGCAAGTGCAACTGGCACCTATAAGATTCTACAATGGAATGGTAATGGTTTGCCGCTTACAGTAACAGGAACTGCTATTAGTCCAACATTTAATGCTGGTGATCAATATACAATTCGCACAACAATACCTGGCTCAAGTGCATGGACTAGCACTTATACAATTACTCTAAGTGGTACAACTGCTGCAAGTTTTGTAAGTGATTTATTAGCAGCAAATATTCCTTATATTAATGCACAACTAAGTTCAACCAATCAAATTCAATTGATTCAAACTAATGGCGGTGATATTAATATCCAGAATCTTACTGGCACTCCTATTACAACTGCAGGATTTACAACTTCAACGCCTAACGTATATGACGAGGCTGGTTCTGGCAGTTTGAGTCTTAGTTATTGGGGTCCAGCACAAAATCTATATCAAATTCCAACTGCTCCAGTCCAAGCCCCAACTGACGGAACACTTTGGTATTACTCAACTCCACTTGAAGTTGATGTCATGATTAACGATGGCACAGCATGGCGTGGTTATCAAAGTTCTGCACTAACAAAAGATAGTCGTGGTTATACTCTAACAATGACAGACCCACTCGGTCCAATTATTAGTAGTAGTGCTCCAACCAGTCAAACAGATGGGACTGCGCTAGTATATGGTGATTTATGGATTAATACAAGTAACCTTGAAAATTATCCACAAATCTATCGTTGGCAAAATTATCAAGGAACTAATCAGTGGGTGCAAATAAACACTAGTGACACTACAACTGAAAATGGTGTTCTATTTGCTGACGCTCGTTGGGATGGCGCTGGCACAGCAAATCCTGCGCTTGATGCAAAACCATCAATTGTTAGCTTGCTAACTAGTGACTATGTTGACTTGGATGCACCAAATCCACAACTTTATCCACGTGGTATCTTGCTGTTCAATACTCGTCGCAGCAGTTATAATGTTAAAAAGTACGTTGCAAGCAAGTTTAACAGCACTAACTATCCATTAATGTCACTACCAGCAGTAGCAGCTACTTGGCAAACTGTAAGTGGTAGCAATAGTAATGGTGTTCCATATATGGGACGCAAGGCGGTAAGAAACGTTGTAGTAAGCGCACTTAAGACAGCGGTTGATACTAATACAGTTCTACGTGAAGATCAAATTAACTTTAACTTGCTTGTTTGCCCTGGCTATCCAGAACTTACAAGTAACTTAATTTCACTTAATAATGATCGTCGTAACACAGGATTTGTGCTAGTTGATACTCCTATGGGTCTAGCAAGTGATACTACTAGCGTCAACAATTATGTAACAAATGCACTAGGTGCAAGTGATACTGGTGAAGATGGTCTTGTAACTAGCGATAGTTATACTGGAGTATTCTATCCAGGCGCAGCGTATACTAATGCTCTTGATGGCGTTGGTCAAGTTGTTGTTCCAATCACACACGCAATCCTACGCATGATTATTAAGAGTGACCAAGCAAGTGCACCATGGTTTGCACCAGCAGGTGCATTACGTGGTAAGATTGATAATGTTATTAAGATTGGTTATGTAGATCGTGTAACTGGTAAATTCTATAGTATTGGAACAAATCAAGGTCTGCGTGATCTTCTATATGCAAATAACGTCAATCCTGTTGCAGTATTCCCAACAGACGGTATTCTTAACTACGGAAATCATACTCGTCAAGCAAGTGCTACTGCTCTTGATCGTATTAATGTTGCACGTCTGATTAACTATCTACGTTATAATCTTGAACGTATTGCTAAGCCACTTGTATTTGAACCTAATGATACAATTACTCGTAATACAGCAACTAATGCTGTTAGTGGTTTGCTAAATGATATCAAGACTCAACGTGGTGTTTATGATTACCTAGTTGTATGTGATACTACAAATAATACACCTTCTACTATTGATAGAAACGAATTACATATTGATATTGCAATTGAACCTACTAAGGCAGTTGAGTTTATATATATTCCAGTTCGTATTCTTAACACAGGTGCTATTAGTGGAACAAACGCTAATCAAAGTGGTTTAAGTAACATTACACCAAGTGTAAGTTTATCAACTACAGCCACAAAATAATCTATAAAATAATCAAATAATCAAAAGCCGCCTTAACTGGCGGCTTTTTTGTTTTTACCCCCCTTTGAAAAGTGTTGGAATTGTTATAAATACTTTTATTAGGAGATACAGATGGCAGTTGCATCATTATTAAACATGACGGTTCCTGTTGCAAGTAATAGTGACCAAAGTGCTGGCAATCAAGGCGTTTTGATGCCCTTGCTCAAATAC